AATGACTTTTTACAAGAACACATTCTAAGAGGCGATAAGTCAGATGGTGTACCAAACATATTGTCTAATGATAATTGTTTTGATGAAGGTATCAGACAAACACCAATGAAGAAATCGGTGTTGGATAAATATATGAGGATTACGATTGAAAATGATGATAAATACTATCGTAACTATTTAAGAAATCAAACACTCATTGATTTAGAATTTATACCGAGTGAATTAGAAGATGCAATACTTCGAGAGTTTGATAACAGTCAACCTCCTTCAGGTAAAGTATTCGACTATCTCACCAAACATAGACTCAATGAGTTATTAGATAATGTAGAGGATTTTAGATTATGACAGAAGAAAAGAAAAAAGGTAGAGGTCGTCCTAAAGGAGCACCGAACAAACCTAAAATGGAACTGATTACTGAGAGGAAGAATCTTACTCAGAATGCAGATGTATTTGAAATACTATGCCAAGCAAACATTGTTGCTGGTGAAGATGTAGATAAAGCAGTTAACGGTTTAAGGGTCTTCAATGATCGTAATGCAGCTGTTAGATATGTGTTGCAATGGATACATGATGATAATATTGTATCAACATTGCCTGAGGGTAAAACTCCTTACACACCTAACCCAGCACCAAGTACTGATTTAGCAGAGACTTCATTACGATTTGAAGTTAGACAGTTTAAGTACTTTTGTACAGAACAAGTTTCACAAGTTAAAAGAGAAAACATGTGGATACAAATGCTCGAAGGAATACCTGCCAGAGAGGCAGAAATGATGGATCTTATCAAAGATAAGAAAAATCCTTTTCCTAATATTACGAAAGAAATTGCCTCAAAAGCATTTCCTGAAATAAGAGTTTAAATAAATATTAATACTAGTCCTCAGAGACTACATATAGAAAAATGGGAGTTATTATTTAACTTCGACTTATGTAACTTCTATAGTCGTGCAGGACTCCATGGATTTTTAATGGGAATATATTATGTCAAATGAAATTGAAAAAAACACATTCGCTTCACAAAAACCTCAACCAAGTGAATTGGAAAGGATTACTGAGCGTATAACAAACTACAAGGTTGGGATAACACCTAACAATGCTCAGACTGTAAACACAGTTTTAGAAAAAGGTTTACAACAAGGTCTGTTTAAGTTATCTGAACTTGATGCTCTTATTGCGATCAGAGAAGAAGTCAATAGAGGTATTATTGATTACAATACTCAAGTAAAAACCGCTCAAAGAAGAATACAAGAATTGCAAGAAGAAGAACTTGTTGCAAAACAAGTAGAACTTGCAAGAAGAGAAACAGAAAGACATGATGAACTTGCTGGTGAAAGACAACGAAGAAAGAAAGCAGAAGACGAAATACGAATTCTCAAAGCACAACTCGAAGCACTTTCAGGTGTTGCAGGTAATGTAACAACTGCACCTGTAGTTGTAGAACAACCACATGCACCTCTAAAGTCTGATAAACCAAAATCAAAAGCATGGGAAATGATTCGTGCAGGTAGACCTCACATAGATGATGCTTATGATGCTGTCGTTGCCCCTACTATCAAACCCCAACCTAAGGATGATCCTGATTTAGCAGAAGCAACTACACCTCATGTAGAACTAACTCGAAGAGAACAAGTTCTTTTAGATCCATTGAGTGCAAGTCAGAAAGATGCAACAACAACAAGTGTAGATAAAGTAATTGAACTTGATGTTCCTGAAAATGCAAAGACTGTCAAAGACTTCTTTGAAGAAGTACAAAAGGTTGCAGAAGAGAATAAAACTCAAGAAATTCCAGAAGATAGATTAAAAAAGACTCACTACATGGAAGATTCTTTTGAAGAGATTGAATCATCACAAGAGTCAGAATTTAAATTTGTTGATGAAGATGTAAAGACAAAACCTACATTCTCTGGTCCAAAAATTACAGGTGGTAATGCCCCTAATATTAAAGCAGTCATTGAAGAACCAAAAACTGTAGAAGCGAAACTCGACAAACAGATTCCTTCTTTTAATTCAGAAGAAGAACTCCTTGCTGATGCACAACGAAGAGCAGAAGAAAGAAAGGCACAACAAGAAGCAGAAGAAGAGTTTGAAGAAGTAACTATACCTTCTGAAAGTGAACTTCGTGCCATGACTAAAACAGAAATTGAAACTATTGCAAAAACATTAGGATTTGATTCAGTAGTCACATCACTCACTAAAGATAAAATGATTGATAACTTCTTAAGTGAAACTGAAACTTTCATACAGACATTACAAGATAGTGGTGAGTTTGTAAGTGCAACAGAAACAGGCGAAGATAATGCTGACGATATCAGAGACGGTGGATACTTCTAAAGAAAGTGTCGCAGAATCACACGAAAATAATTTTATCAGACTAAATTTTCCCTACGAATATTCTGTAAGACTTGGTATTTTATGGGAGAAAAATATCTATTGTCACAAAGAAGATGATGTGTTATTTTTCTCCATGTTCAAAGATGAATCTAAAATACAAAAGGTTCTTCAAGCACATCATTTCATAGACGGTGGTAATCCAAAATCTAGATACATTGATAATATGGATGTTGAAGACACCACACAATACTTTTTAATAGACGACTCTTATTGTCCTTTTAAAGTAAATGATGATATCGTTTTTGAGTATGTACGAGAAGAGAACGACAAAGAAAGAATGGTTAGATGTCTGAAAAAATAATAATAAAAAATATATCCGATAATGCAGTTGATCAATATGAGTTCCTTGAACACCGTAGAGAACAAGAAAGAAAACACTGGAATAAAAACACATTTACTGAACCTCTTGACTCGATTCTTACAGTTGAAATTAATACTACTGAGTTGTGCAATCGCACCTGTGTCTTTTGCCCTAGACATGACCCACAAGTATTCCCCAACAGGCAACTACATCTTACGACTAAGGGTGCTCAAACCATTGCAGAAGAATTAGGCGAAGAACAATACAACGGTAAGATTTCGTTTAGTGGATTCGGTGAGAATCTACTCAATCCAAAATTCAGAGAGATTGTAAAAATATTTAAAGTAGAACTACCCTATGCAACACTAGAGTGCAACACTAATGGCGATAAACTAACTGTTGATTATCTGAAAGACTTATTCAAAAATGGATTAGATTTAATCTACATTAATCTCTATGACGGTCCAGAACAAATGACTCACTTTGATGCCATGATCAAAGAGGCAAATCTAAACGATCACCAATGGAAGTATCGTATGCATTGGGGTGATTTTGAAAAACACGGACTTATACTAAATAATCGTAGTGGTGTAATTGATTGGGTTGGTATTGAAGAAGATGACATCAAATCTCTGCAAGGTAAACCCTGTCACTATCCCTTTTATAAAATGTTTGTTGATTGGAACGGCGATGTGTTGTTCTGTTCTAACGATTGGGGTAGAGAACATGTTGTAGGCAATCTACTACAACAATCATTGTTTGATGTATGGTTCTCTAAACCTATGAACAAGATTCGCAAAAGACTTATGAAAGGTGATCGATCATGTTCACCATGTAACAAGTGTAGTGTAGATGGTTCACTATTTGGAAAACCATCATTTGATTTGATAGAGAAATACTATGCCGACCAAAAAAATAGCAATTACAGGAACAACTAAACTCGCAGACTTTGTTAAGAGAACATTTGAAGCATCACCTTGGATGGGTGGAATTTATGAGATCAAACAACTTCGCATAGAAGACATTGTAGTCAATGGTACGAATTGTTGGATCTTTGATGAAAACAACAAACAAGCATGTTGTGATGTTCTCATCAATCATGCACATAATAACTTTGATCAAGTTAAAATATTAGAGATTGCAGATAAAGTGTGGAGACATAATCCTAATAAGATGATTATTAATATATCATCTAGAGCATCACAACCAAACATATCTAAAGGTTTCATGTATGCATCACAAAAGGCTGCACTCAATCATTTTGCAAACAATCTAACTTACAACTCAGACAGACAATATAAAATGACCACATTAAATCTAGGGTTGATGAATAGTGATCTACCTAGTTTAGATTATACATATGTTGCAGGTTACATTTATCAACTAGTCACACAATATCCAGATGTAGAGTTTACAGAAGTCACCATGTCTCACCGTGCAAACTATAGAGAAGTGCAAAATGATAAACAGGCTTTATTAGACTTAGAAAATTCTCAAATGATATGATCGAGTTGACAGACGAAGCAATAGAGTATATACTTTCTAAGGTTACGGAAACCCAAAACACAATAAGAATATGTGTTGTGCCTGGCGGATGTAATGGTTGGGAATACGACATACTCTTTGACAAGTATCAAGATGGTGACACTGCATTAGACTTTGGAA